CGGGGCGAAGGCAACTGCCTTCTCCGAGCGGGCGGCGTCAGCAGCGGCGCGGGCCTCTGCAGCGATCTTCTCTGACTGGATTGCGGAAGCAACAACTGAAGCTTCCGAAGTAAGGGCGTCAAAACGTGCCTGTGCCTCAGCCGTAAGGGCTTCGCCCTTGGCTGCTGCGTCTGCAACGATGCCAGAAGCATCAGTCAGCAGCGCGGCGCGCTTCTCAGCCAGATTCTTGACGGTGTCCATGGTGGACTCCTTTCACTTCTCTGGGTTTACACAATACGCCGAGCCACCTATCCGATGCTCCCGATGATCAGGCAAGAGCGACCGTGGCGCGTGGGCTAACGGGAGTTTATCCCTTCAACTGCTCCAACTTCAGGCGGGCTGCCACAATGGTGTGGTGCTCGCCAGCCGGGGCAGTTGTGTCAATCACGGTTTCCTGCTCTGGTGCTGCGCCCAACTTGGCGCGCACTGCGTCGAGCAGCGCCGTCTGTTCAGCGTCAAGACTGTTGCCAGCCTTCACGGTTTCAAGGACTTCAACGAGAGCGTCGCCGTCCACACCGATCTTGCTCGGCGCGATCTTGCGCACGGCAGTCAGCCCAAGGGTTGCAGGGTAGGCGGGTGTGTGTCCCGAGAGGGTTGAGACTTCAAGCAGCCCGATCTCCGTCAGCGTGCGGCTTCCGTCTTCGTTCCACTGCTGCCCGTTCTTCGGTACGGTGAACCCGAAGGACATGCCCATTGCCTTAGCTTCGTTCGTCAACTTGCTGATGACGGCTGCGGCGTCTGGGTCGGCTGGGTCAAGGCGAGCCTCAACTTTTAAGCCTACGGCGTCTTCTGTCAGGGTCAGTCGCCCGCTTGCGGTCGTCGCCAACATGCGGCTCTCATCATGACCATGCAAAAACTTGATGACGCGACGCCCCTGCTCAGCCTGCTTGATCGCCCGGCTGAAGGCCCCGTTGGCGATGCGCTCAATGAACGGCAGTCCTTGCGATTCCGCGCCGAACACGGCAGCGTATCCCGTAAACGTCTTCTGTCCATCTTCGCCTTCAACAACCGTGAAGTCGCCGAGTGGCAGTGCGCGTGTTTCGTGCTCTCGTGCCATTGAGTTCTCCTCTTGCTGCGAGTTGCCGTTCATAGTATCTGCTCCGTTGGCGGGGGCTTCGTTGTCTTGTGTGGCATCAGCGGCAAGCACCTGCTCTGCAGTCATGGCTTCAAGCCCAAGAGCCTGCGCCATGGCGCGCACGTCAGCATCGTTGTCAACGACGTAGTCGATCTCGTCTAGCCCATACTGGTCAATGAGAATCTTGTACTTGGCTTCCTTGTAGGCGAGTCCCACGTTCGGGCCACGTCCTGCACCAGCGAAGTCGTTCAAGTGCATGCCGTCATACGGGATGTTGTTATCAGCAAACCACTTCTTCGTCTCGGCAAGCCGAGAGTCTGGGCGTGCGGAGACGATCTCAATGGTCGTCCCCTCAGCGTGATCCTTCTGCAGATACGCGACCACTGCTTCGTTCGGAGTGTTGCCAGTGGTGGTGATTGTCCCGTCAATGTCCCAGATTTCTACGCTCACGGCTGGGGCTCCTGCCCGACGGTGCCGATGTTGAGCGGCTGGCGGAAGGCGTCGCCCTCAGGCCCTACTGGTGGGCGATCCTCAAGAGTGCGCACTTCGTTCAGGCTCAAGAAGCCGTTGTTCAAGGCGATGGCGTAGGCGTCGAATCGCTCCTTCGTCAACGGTCGCAGCATGCTGTCAACGTTGAACTTGATGAAGGTGGTGTCGCCAACGATGAGCCGCTGAAGCCCTGCTTCAAGGCGAGCGATAAGCGAGCCGAGTCCGAGCATCAGCCACTCGCGGCTGACAATCTCAAGCGACGAATAGCTGGAGTTCGCTCCGGGTAGCTGTAGCAGGTGCAACGGCACGCCGTAGATTCGAGCAATGGCTTGCGTGCCCGCTTCCATGTTTTCAACGATTGCCAAGTCCGAAGGGTTGAAGCCCATGGTTTTGAAGTCGGCACCACCAGTGAGCACTGCAACCTTGTGCATGTTCTTGAGCCCTTCGTGGCGTCGTCCAAACGATGCGCGCAGGCTCTCCGCCTGATCCGCAGTGAGCTCGCCCGGCACGGTAACCAGTCCAGAAACTGACGCGCCCTGAGCGAAGAAGTTTGCGGCGTACTCCGTCGTTGCCTTCGCAAGTCCGAGCGTTGCCTTGTGATGTTCAACTGGTGAGAGCCCGCGCAAGTCTTCGCCAACTCCGAAGAGTGTGATGTGCACAATGTCATCAGCGGTCAAGTCAACGGAGCCAGCGGTCGTCTTGACGCGATAGATTGGCGCGCCAGTTTCGGTGCGCAGCACGCTTACCTTGCGCGGGTCAAGAAGGCGCACCTCCACAATCTCGGCGCCGTTGCGAAGCACCATGAGAAACGCATTGCCGTCAATCAGCAGGCTACTGACGGTGCGGTGCATGAGGTCGAAGCGGGTGTAGTTCGGATTGTTTGGCACTGGATTGTCAAGCCAGTTCGGTCGGGTGACTGGGCGGCGAACGCCACGGTCACGGATGAAGACGCCGACGGGCATGCTTGCCACGGTGTCGGCATAGAGCTTGACGGCGGCGTATAGCGCGCCGATGCTGGTTGCGTTCTTCTCGTTGAGGTTAGTTCCAGCGACGTCTAGTTCAACGGGCCACATGCCTCCGACCTGTCGCTCTTCCGTCTGACGTCCAAGGATGCGGTCAACGATTCCCACTGCGACTCCTTACAACTCAATAAACGCAACTGACGCGCGCGGCTTCTCCGCTGGTGTTGCGCCTAGCGTAGCAGCACGCCCCCACGCCATGATGGCTGCCACGCACAAGTCAATCTTCTTGCCTGCGTCCTTGCCCTTGCGCACCTGCACACCGTAGCGGGTGGTGTATGGCGTCGCCTGACTGACGTGTCGGGCAAGACGTGGATCACCATCATGGCGCAGCCGTCCATTGACCACGGCGTCATAGAAGGCGGCTGTCGCTGGAGTCATGCGAGCCGGGGACTGAGGATGCTCAACGACGGGAAGCCCTGACTGCTGCCAACGCTCCATGACGGACTGCCACCTGAACGGGTCGCAGTTGATCTCCTTGACGTCATACGTCTTGCAGATGTCTTCCATGCGCAGCTCGACCTCCTCAACGGGGACGCGCCAACTCAAGTCGTCAATGGGACGCTCCCAGAGTCCGAGCACGAAGACGGCGGAGTCAGTAGTGCGCACGCCCACGATTGCGGTGGAGTCGTTGCTGAAGGAGCCGTCGAATCCGACCACGAGAGGGTCGCCGTCTTGCAGTTGCAGGCTGGTATCAGCGCAGGCGTCCCACGTCCCAGCAGGCAAGAACGCCTGCCCAGATGCGGCGAACTGGTTGAGCCGCTTCGTCCGAAACTCGGCTTCTGGGGTGCGCATCTTCGCTGAGGTCAAGTCTTCAAGGCTCAGCAGCGGCGGCGTTGAGAGCAGCCCGGGGTTGGCTTGCGCCCACTTTTCGGGGTGCGTGTAGGCGTCTTCGTCGGCTTCATACCACGCCATGCCAAGGGTCGGGTCGTCATGCTCGCCAGTGATCCGACGACGTGCCAACTGGTAGAGCGTGTAGGCAATGGAGTCCATGCCCGTCTGATCCGTGCGCTGCCCAGCCGTGGTGATTGCCAAGAAGAGCGGCGACCTTCTTGCGCCCATTGAGAGTGAGAGCACGTCAAACAAGTCGCGGTTGGGCCATGCCGCCAACTCATCCGCCAGCACTAGGGTGGCGCTCAAGCCCTCCTTCGTGTACGCCTCAGACGACAACGCGCGCCAGATCGTTCCCGTCGGCTTGAACTCCAGCGTGTCCCTGAACACCTTGATCTGCTCAGCCAGTATCGGGCTCATCTCGACTGCACGCTTGGCATGGCTCATCACCAGCTTCGCCTGATCTCGATCGGCAGCAGCCGAATAGATTTCACCACCCTGATCCCCGAAGAGTCCGAGCGCCAGCGGTACCGTTGAGAGCAGCGCCGTCTTTCCGTTCTTGCGGGCTGCACCCACCATGAAGAAGCGGTGCGTGTAGGTGCCGTCAGCCTTGCGTGCTAGGGCATGGCGCAGCAGGTTGCGCTGCCATAGTCGGAAGGTGATCGGCTCACCTGAGAGCCCGCCGATAGAGTCCTTGGCAATGGGCACCAGTGCTTCACCGAAGTCGGCGACCTGATCACCCTGCGACCTGAGAAGGTCGGCTTCAGGTGTCGGCGTCAGCCAGCGCGGGGGCCAGTCGGAAGCGCCGCGAACTTCTCCCTGAACTCTTCTAGCAGTGTCCTTGCCTGCACCATTGCGATTCCGAGCCTTGCCCGGTCGCTTGGCGTCAGTCCCAGCGAGCTCATCCACTTGTAGATTCTCTCCTCCGTTGCGGTGCGCATCCCCCAAGCGGGGTGAGCGTAGGCGTAGCCCTTGTCCGTGAAGAGTACTACGCCGTCAGCCTCAAGCCTAGCAGTGAGCTGCGCGAGCATCTGCTCATCCTTGCAGAGCATCGTCAACGCTTCGCGGTCGGACTCGGCGAGCCAGTCGCACGCCGACGTGATGCGCAACCAGACGCCCTGACCTACGGGGTCAAGCCCCTCAGGCAGCGTCAGATTGTTCAATGGAGCCACGCCAGCGCCCTGCTTGGCGGGCATGCGTGACGGCTTCAACGTGCCGCGCTTCGCCTTGATTTCGTTCGGCACTGGTTTAGGCGACGCCATAAAACCCCCACCCCCCACGGTTGGACATGCACACGCGGGGCTCGTCGCTGGATACCTTGAGGCTCTTCATCGGCAGATTCTAACCCCCCCTAGGTGTGCTTCGTCTTCTTGCCGTGGCAAGAGCGACATAGCACGGCGAGAAGGTGCTTCGGCACTACGGGCGACTGCCCCGGCTGCAGCGGCGTGATGTGGTCAACGGTCAAGTCAGTAGTTGCTCGACATGCGAAGCACCACGGGAACTCTTCGCGCATCTCACGGCTCAACTTGCGCCAAGCAGGGTCAGCGTAGGGGCTGCGCCCGACTGGCCCGTATCGCTCGCGCTCCCGCTTCGTGACGATCTTGTTGGCGCAGGGTTGGCAACGGTTGCCGACGCGCTGCAATATGCCGCAGCTCAGGCA